GTAAATCGCTGGCGCTTAGATGGTATGGCTAATGCTGCAACTTTTAATACAAACAATACACTTAACATCTATGAGAACGTACAACCTGGTCGTACAATTCAAGTTTGGTATACAGCCACGCCAAACACACTTGATGCCAACACAGATGATTTTGCTGACGTGTCTGGTCTACCAGATTCTTGTAAGGATGTTGTCGTCCTTGGAGCCGCATACAAGTTACTGTCTTATCTTGACGCTGGACGAATCAATCTCGGTAGTGCTGAAGCAGATCTAAACGACACCAAGTTACCGTCATCTGCAGGTGCTGCTGCATCTCGTTATATCTTTGCTCTCTATCAACAGCGACTTAATGAAGAAGCGTTGAAGCTAGCAGACAAGTATCCAATCCGTATTCACTACACCCGCTAGGTAAGGAAAGCCAATGACTCGTAAGTATTCGTCCATCAGCGTTGAAACGACGCTGGCTTCGGGAATCTCTAACACAGCAACTACTATGACAGTTGCTGCTGGTACAGGTTCTGCCCTAATGGGAGGTGTTACTCTTGCTGCTGGGAACGTAGACCAGTTCACAGTTGCACTTGATGTTGATACACAGAACGAAGAAGTAGTATTTATTACAGCAGTATCTACAGATACCTTTACAATTGTTCGTGGTCGTGCTGGTACATCTGCTATCTCACATACTGGCGGTGCTACCGTCAAGCACGTTCTAACATCTGATGATCTAACTTTTTACACAACAGGTGTAGCTACAGCAGATGCTGCAGTACCTGAGTCAATAGTAACTGCCAAGGCTGACCTACTCGTAGCCTCAGCATCTGGTGTGGTAGATAACCTCGCCGTTGGAACTAACAACCAAGTCCTTACTGCAGACTCTGCAGCGACACTGGGAGTCAAGTGGGCAACGCCTGCAACTGCTGATCTAACAATCAATGCAAAGACTGCTAACTATACACTGGTAGCAGGTGATGTTAATAAGTTAATTACTATGAGTGATGCTGGAACGCTGACACTGACAGTGCCTAATGGAGTCTTTACAACAGGCCAGCAGATCAACGTACAGCGTATTGGCGCTGGAGCAGTCCAGATTAGAAACGATGGAACTAGCGTTCTAACTTCTACTGGTGCTACATCTACTGCACCTGACCTACGCGCTCAGTTTAGCGCAGCAACCATTATCTGTACATCAAGCAACAACTTCACAGTGATCGGGGACATAGCCTAATGCCAACCTATAAAGTTTTGGCACAATCTGCACCTAGTGCGGCTACAGCTACAACGCTGTATACGGCAACTAATGCAACTATTGTGTCTACAATTAACATAGCAAATACTGGAGGAGCAGCCGATACTATCCGTATTGCAGTACGCCCAGCAGGTGCAACCCTTGCTAACTTGCACTACATAGCTTATGGAGTACAGGTTCCCAGTGGGTCACTACTTGCTGTCACTATTGGAATTACTCTAGCTAATACAGATGTTATTACAATTTATTCAACTACTGGAACTTCATCCTTTAGTGCGTTTGGAAGCGAGGGTAACTAATGGCGGTTAATCTAGTAGGCGGTACAACCAGCGCAAGTGCAGCACTTGCCTTTAATGCTCAGACTGGAACTACATACACATTTGTATTAGCAGATGCCGATAACAAGTTGGTCACAGCAAGCAATGCTTCTGCTCAGACTTACTCAATTCCAACTAATGCTACAACTGCATTTCCTATTGGAACCCAAATCAACCTTATCCAGATCGGTGCAGGTCAGGTAACTGTTCAAGCTGCAACTAGCGGAACAACAACTGTTGTTTCAACTGGTGCAACTGCCGCTGCTCCAAAATGTAGAGCGCAATACTCAGCACTTACTTTGGTAAAACGTGATACTGATTCTTGGTATGTGATTGGAGATCTTGCCTGATGCCTATTCTTGGAATTTATGCATCTGCTAATTTTACAGATCTTGCCAATTTTCAGTCTATTGCGACCAGTACAGTTGGCTCAGGTGGAACTGGAACAATTACTTTTAGTTCTATTCCTAGTACCTATAAGCACCTGCAATTGCGTTATTTAACTAGGACAAATAGATCTACTTATTCTTCAGATTCAGTAGCAATTAGATTTAACTCTGATAGTGGATCAAATTATAGTTATCATTTACTTTACGGGCAAGGAAGTTCTATTACATCGGCTGGTCTTACATCTAGAACTTTAATGGAAGGAACATCAGCGACAACAACTGCGACAGCAAATCCTTTTGCGGGGGGAGTTATAGATGTTCTTGATTATGGTTCTACCAATAAAAATAAAACTATTCGTGTATTAGGTGGATTTGATAATAACTCTGCTACATCCAATCAAGAAGGTTACATAACATTCGCATCAGGTTTATGGATGAATACTGCTGCTATAAACACTATAACCTTAACACCTTTAAATGGAACTTTGTTTTCAGAATACTCATCCTTTGCTCTCTATGGAATTAAGGGGTAACAAATGCCAGCAACATACGATCCAATAGCAACGCAGACTGTAGGTAGTGCTGTATCATCAGTTACCTTTTCTAGTATCCCAAGTACTTATACCGATCTAATTTTGGTTACATCAAGTACTAATGACTCAGGTACTTCTCCATCAGGAGTAGTGTTTCAACTTAATGGAGATACTGGAGCAAATTATTCTACCACTGTTATTTACGGTGATGGCTCATCTGCTCTTACCAACAGAACAACTAATGATGTGTATATTTATGCCACTTGGTTAGGTAGTGGAACTAGCGGAACTATTGTTACTGGTATTAGTCATTTTATGAATTACGCAAATACGACAACAAACAAATCAGTCTTAATTCGTTATAGTAATTCATCTGCGGAAGTAGATGCATCAGTTAGTTTATGGCGTAATACTGCTGCAATCAATTCTATTGGCATTTTTTCAGGTGTAAGGCAATACAAAACTGGTTCAACTTTTACTCTCTATGGAATTAAGGCGTTTGCCTGATAGGATTGGGTTATGCCATATAAAAACCATTATCCTTGCGGTGTAGCTGAATGTGAAAAATCACGCAAAGAGCGAGGCTTGTGCGCTATGCACGCTAAGCGTTTGCGTATACACGGAGACGTAGCAAAAGTATTACCTAGAGGAAACTTTAGTAAGCACAAGCATTGCACAGTAGATGGATGTGATAAACCACACGTGGCTAAAGGTCTGTGCCAAATGCACTACAGACGAGTTGCTTTATACCATCATCCAGAAGCAATAACATCTATTGGTTATTCAGTAGATAAGGCTAGTTATATATCACTTCATATACCTAATCATCCATTAGCAAACACTAATGGTGCTGTATACGAACATCGCTTAGTAATGTCAGAACATATTGGGCGTTACCTTGCATCACACGAATCAGTACATCATAAGAACGGTAATCGCTCTGATAACCGTATTGAAAACCTAGAACTATGGAGTAAAGCCCAACCAGCAGGTCAGAGAGTAGAGGACAAAGTGACATACGCTATAGAGATTCTCAAGCAATACGCACCTGAAAGGTTGGTCAACTAAATATGGCTAATACATACGAACTTATAGCATCTAGTACCGTTGGATCAGGAGGAGTTGCCTCTGTTACTTTCTCATCTATCCCAGGTACTTATACAAATTTAATAGTAAAGGGATCAGTGCGTGGGAGCAATGCTGGACAAGTGCAGCAAAGAATACTTATTTCATTTAATGGATCAAGTGCTGATTATACTTTTAGAACATTAAATGATGCCGCTGGAACTCCTGTTTCGTTTGATCGTAGTTCTTTTGGCGATAACAATCTTGTTTATATTCCTGCACCTGACACTACTGCAAATACTTTTGGAAATTTTGAAGTCTATTTTCCAAATTATACTTCATCAAGTTTAAAATCAATTTCGGTAGATGGAGTTATGGAAAATAACAGTACAACAAATTACAATAATTTACTTGCTGGATTATGGTCACAAACGGCAGCAATTACATCATTAACTTTTAGTGCAAATATGGCTCAATATTCAACCTTTTATCTATACGGCATCAAGAACTCATAAGGAGAAACAATGACAACAGCAATCGAAGTAAACTGCTCTACAGGTGAGGTCGTTGAGCGTCCTTTAACTGCAGAAGAGATCGCACAACGTGAAGCAGATGCAGCAGCACACGCTGCAGCAGAGCACGAGAAGGAAGTTGCAGCAGCAGAAGCAGCAACTGCTAAGGCAGCATTGCTTACAAAGTTAGGCATTACTGCAGACGAAGCAAAACTTCTACTAACGTAAGGATACCTCAATGCCTTATGGCGATGACATTACCGAGGGTCTGGTCTATACCCTTTCCAACCCTGCAGGTGCTACTAATTACTCAGCAACTGGTGAAGCCTACGATGTAGCTATCGCTGGCTTGCCGTTCTTTCTGTTGAACTCTGACGATTCACCATATCGTCGTGTAACAGCGCAGTATCGTAAGCAACAGATTGACCAGAGCCGTGAGCCTGGTGAGCAAACGCTGACTGGTTGGTGGCTACGTAGCCAAAGCTCTTTCCACTATGGACAAGGTATAAAGTTCTTTGAACCTATCCAGGATGAGTCGCTTCGCTTCCAGTACACAGAGTCTAAAGGCATCAATGTCTGGACCAAGGGACAGGCAACGCTGCTTAACTCTTGCGATAGCCAGCACGTAGTTACTGGCGGTATTCAAACTAATGGTCGTCCTTGGCAGTATGCACGTTCTATTCAATGGACTACAAACAGTATTAAGTACGACGGTGTGCTTCTCACCGATGAGTACGATGTAGATAAGGTTTTTCCAAAGATCACAGTATCTATTAACAACAAGGCTCTGACTTCTAACGTAGCCACGCTAACTACTACTGCAGTACACGGCCTATGTACTGGTATGGAAATTGTTATTACTGGTGTGGATGCTACCTTCAATGGTACCTATCGCATCACTGGTGTGCCTACAACTACTACCTTTACCTATGCTAAGACAGCCACCAACGTTGCATCAACTCCAGTATCTCCAGTAGGTACAGGCGTTGCAGAGGTTATTCACTTTGTAGACTATAACTCAGGAGCAGACTACCCAGTATTTGCAATCTGCGATGATGGAGTCAATGCTTACTGGGTTACAAATAAATTAGTTGGTGCAAACCAAAGACTTACTGTGTATAAGAAAGCACTAACTGGCGATTCAACTACTGCAGAAACTCAGATGTTCCAGTCAACTACGGTTGCAACTACCAATGCTGTTATGGAATACACCAAAGAACGTATCATTATGTGCGTTAATGATTCAGTCTATGAGTTTCCAACTAGCCAATCATCTATGCCTACTGCTGTCTATACACATCAAGACGATGACCACATTTTTACCAGCGTTACGTCTAGCGGTGCAGCTATTTATATCTCTGGATACAGTGGTATCCAATCTAATATCTATAAGTTTACTCTGACTACTGCAGGTGCTATGCCTACGCTGACTAGTGCTATCACTGCAGCAGAACTACCAGTGGGTGAGAAAGTCTTTAAGATTGCTTACTACCTAGGCAATATGGCTATCGGTACCTCTGAAGGTATGCGTATGGCAGATGCAAGTCAGCTCGATGGTTCTATTACCTACGGCGCTTTAATCTTTGAATCAACCCAACCAGTCTATGACTTTGCTTTCCGTGATAGATACATCTGGGCAGCATCTGGCGTTGATGGTCAGGTAGGTGTAACTCGTGTGGATATGGGTCAACCATTAGGTAACCTACAGTTCCCTTATGCCTATGACTTGTATGACCCAGCAGATACGTTAGGCCACTACACAACAGCTTGTGCTTTCCTTGGTGATACTAACCGCTTAGCATTTTGCAATGCTGGCAATGGCTCAGATGGAACTATCTATATTGAATCTGCATCTACCTTGCTGGCAGAAGGATTCTTGCGTACAGGTTATGTACGATACAACACACTAGAACTTAAGATTTACAAGTTAATGCAAGCTCGTGTAGATACCACTAATGGTGGTCTAGGTATTGACTCTATTGACTATGCCGATAACTTCTATCGCATCGGTACCTTTGCCCAGGGATCTGATGTTCCAGAAGTTAACATCAACTATCCTCAAGCATCACAGGAATATCTTGGCTTCCAGTTTACATTGAATCGCTCATCTACTGATGTAACTAAGGGACCACTATTTACTGGTTACCAGATCAAGGCTTTGCCTGCTATCCCACGTCAGCGTTTAATCCAGTATCCACTGTCTTGCTTTGACCACGAATCAGATCACTTTGGCGTAGAGGTTGGCTATGAAGGTTCTGCTTACCAACGTATGGCTCAGCTTGAGTCTATTGAAAACGTAGGAGATACCATCCGCGTTGAAGACTTTAGAACCGGTGAGTCCTACATTGGACTTATCGAAGAGCTTGACTTTAGAAATGCAACACCTTCAGATAAGCGATTCAGCGGTTATGGCGGAACGCTCTTAGTAACCATTAGGACGGTCTAATGCAAACACAAGACTACGCAACAGTAGCTGTTGCAGTGATGACAATAGTAGGTGGCTTTGCTGGCGCTGTGCGTTGGATGGTTAAGCATTACCTCAATGAACTTAAACCTAATGGTGGGTCAAGCGTTAAAGATTCGGTAGATAGATTGGAGCGACAGGTTGAAGAAATTTATCGCATCCTTCTTTCTCGCAATAACTCTTAGCGGTTGCGGTTACCAAGGCTGGGTTAGGTATCCCTGCCAAGAGTTTGAGAACTGGGAAAAGCCGGAGTGTAATCCCCCTCAATGTTTACCAACCGGTACTTGTACCAAAGACATTTTGCCTGGAGTATTTGATGAACCAAAGAAATAAACTAACACCAGAAGAACTACACGCAAGACTGATTGTAACTATT